TCATGTTGTCACAATCTCCGCATACCCTTTGCGGCCGTCGGCCGTCTCGGCGCCGAAGCGAATAGTCGTACCCGCTGCCGGGGTGACCGTGCCGGCGGGAATGTGCCCATTGGCGTCCGTAGTCAGACCCGAGAGCGCGGCGTCGTTCGTGACGTCATAGACTTCGACTGTTTGCAACGGCAGGGGCGTCTTGGCGCCATCGTCGTCTTCGGTCATGACATCAAAAGCAGCATAGGCGGAACTCATGTTGCGGCCTCCATTAGTTTGAATCTAACTCGATCGGGTTCGATGGTTACCTCGCCGGGATCGACCGGCACCGGCCCGGGAGGTATTCGTCGGTCGCCACCCGGATTACCCTGGCCGCCGGTCCCGATGATGGGCGGCGGCTGGGTGACCGACTCGAGCTTGTCGTAATAATCGACCGGGTAAGCCTGCGCTGATATCTCAACCTTCAGGTTGGGCAAGCGACGAATACTCCGGATCCGGAAAAACTCAAATGGCCGGGTGCCGGCGACGGTCCCGCTGGTAGTGACGATCGGTTCTTTATAGCGATCGAGACACGCCGACTTGACTTTGATCACCTGGTACTTTCGCAACGTCAGGCAGTCGCTGAACCAGGCAGTGAATCGCACCCGCAGGTAGTTGACGGTCCCGCCTTCGTCGAACGGGCCCAGATGCAGCAGCAAGTTTCCGAGACGCACAGCCTCGCCGAGGTCGGTCACGCCCAGGGCCGTGTAAGTCTTCTCGACGACCCGGCGTGTAGTGTCACCGAAGGCAAAGCCGGCCCGGAGCTGCTGAATTGGATCTTCGAAAGGGAGTGGCCTCTCGGCGTTGTCATGCGCGGAGTCGTCGAAGATGACCATGGCGCGGTTAGGAACTTCCGCGTCGGAGACGATCTGCCGGACCAGAGTGGACTTCTGATTCTCATCGACGCAGATGTTTCGCGAGCTCCCTTCGTCAGTGAAGGTTGGAAACTCATCATCGCTCGTGCGGTCCTGGGCCTCTGGGCTACCGCTAATTGCATTCAACGTATGCGCGCGGCCATAGAGAGTCAGGTCGTTCAGCCAGAACACGGCACCCCCGGGATCGGGCGGCCGGTTAAGACAGGCTAGATAGCAATCGTTAATGAACTCCTCGTCCGTGCGCGCGCGATCGGAGTACTCGGTTAAGTTAAAGAGCGCGGTAATTCGAGCGCGCGCTTCATTGAACAGCGCCAGGGGGGAGACCACCTGGGCCGCGTCCAGTGCGGCGATCCAGTCGTTGCGTTCGCCTTCAGTCGGCAACCGAACCAGCGCGCCCATGAACGCATGGTCGGCAAACGGTCCGGCCGTGAAGATATCGACCTTCTTCAGCGGAACAATGCGCGACTTGCCCCGGTCGGGAAATGGCAAGCTATACCGGCCTGCGAGACAGATGTCATTGATTTGCTGTTGGGTGCTTCGATCGATGAGCTCGGCATTGAAGCTGGTGCGCCGGCCGGTGTAGATCGTGCCGTCGACATCAGTGAACGAAACCGACTCGGCATCCCACTCCGCCAGAGCAATCCAGTCCTCCTCAATTTCGAACCTCGAGGTAGCGAGGCCGTGACCCCAGATCCTATTGCGCAGGCAGTGAAGCAGCCACCAGGCGCGCACCCGTGAATACACTTCGGCGAAAGTGGTTTCATCAGAGTAGTGACGCACGTCGCGCAGCCCCTCGACGTCACACTCGCCCTGGAGATCGCTGGCGCTGATCTTCGTAAAGTCGCCCTGGGCACGGCCGAAGAAAAGCGCGGTGCTCGAGTAGTTCGCCACCTGGGGAGAGAACCCGGTGCGCGCCTGGCGCGGTTCACCATTGCGCGCGTTCAAGTGCATGGCGCCGATGGCCACGCCATTCACTTTCTGATTCGATTGCGATTGGTTCGGCCCCTCGCTGATTTCGAAGAGCACCGCGACCGCGCCGCCCTCCGGATGCTTGGTGTCCGGCTCGACCGTATAAGCCAACAAGTCGAGCTCCGAAACGTGGCGTTTGCCGGCAATGACTCGCAGCGGCCGTTTGAGATTTGATTCGTTTCCGCGCGTGGTGACGTTGATGTTTGGTCCCTTAGTTTGATTGACCGTGTAACTCTGAATGACCGTATCGAAGCCCAGATAGCTGAGGTCGTCTCCCAGGCGCGCGATGCACGCCGGCCGGTTGCGTGGGCAGTCCGTGTACGGTTGGCTTGTGGCCGGATCCAAATTGCCGACGGCGACACTCGCGCCGATATCGCCCACGGCCACACTCACGGAGGTTACGCCTGACCCCTCATTCTGGATCGCAACCGCCAGGTAGAGCGTTCCTGCAGGCGCCGGCGGTGCGTAGCCTGACGGCCGTAATTCGGTCGAGCCCTTGAACAAGCGGAACGACCCCGCGCGCTTTTCAATGCGCAGAGTATCTCCGCTTGAGGTGCTCGCAGCGTTGCCTCGCTGACTCGCCCCGTTGTTGTATTGAATCGTAAGAGACCCGTCCGGGTTCCACTGCAGTCCAATGAGAAAGTCCGTATAGCTTCGGGGGTTTGGCGTCGTCGAGAAGCCAGCAATCGCGTAGGGAGCGCCGCGTACTACTTCCATCACCGCGTCGTCGCCATCGCCGACTGCGGTGGCATGACTCGCGCCGGCATTCCAGGCGTTCCCGCCGGCGTTTTTGATTATCCCACTCGAGGTGTTGACGTTCGCCGCGCCCGCTGGTGTGAAGCCGGAAAGACTACCGGCCGTCAGGTGTCTGTTGTAAGGGCAGCCTGATTCGTCGATCTCTTCCTGCGTCGCCAGCCAGGCCCCGAAGAGTGCCGAGCAGCTATTGAGAATGGGACGCCGCGGAAGCGGGAGCATTGACGACCTGAAGCCAACCTCCGCGCTGCACTTAAACCAGTCCCGGCCGCCTTCCTCCATCGGCTGCATGTGACCAAACCACATTGGGAGAAGTAGCGCTACCTGAGGGAGCCAGTAAAAGATTTCGACACGCTGGCCGCTGCCATGCGTGGCTGCCAGATCCGAGATGACACCGTCCGCATCCCATAGCTTGAGAGGGACCCGATCGTCTCCGATCGTTGAGTCGCTCAGGATTTCTTGAAACGTCCGGCCGGGCAGCCGTAGTTCAATTGAAGAGGCATCGATCGGGATGCCACGGAAGAGATGAGGGTCCAGAGTACTCGAGTAGTAAATGTCGCCAGGATCTGGCCATGAAATCTTCACCAGCTCGACGACCTGTTTGCCGTCGATCTCTCGGAATGCAACTAGCTTCTCGGCGTCGGTCATTGGTTAGAAAGCGCCCGGCAGGAGGGCTCCCCGTTTTCCACACACACACACGCGCACACAAACACTCTCTCTCTTATTAGCCCCGCCCAAACAAATTGAATTATTGGCGTTCATTCGGAACCTATACCCGGCGTTGCCGAAGCTGCAGGCCGGTGGAGTAAACGGCCGAGCAGAGCATCCCGTAACTCAATTCGTGGTTGGGGTCGAAGAATTCCGCGTAAAGAATGGTGGCGCCGGTAACGTCCATCGGATCCTCGACCTGGAACGGCCGGTTACCTTTCACCTTCGATCGCAGAAAGAAATTCCAGAGATAAGCCGCGCGGGTTTGCCGGCCGTTGGCAAAGGCCACCTTCGTCAAGCGGGTGCCGTCCGTCGCCAGCGCGATTGAGTTGCCCCCAACGCCGGCCGTGTTGGCCATTAGCTCCACGAACGCGCCGTTCGCTTCAGACGTGCAGAGTGTTGTTGCTGTGTCGGCGTTTACTTTGGCGACGATATTGAGGGCGGTGGCAATCGCCTCGCTGCCGATTAGAATTTGGTCGCCGCTGGGACTGGAGGTTTTGAAGGTGTAGGTCTTGCCGCCGATCGTCATCGTGTCGTTATTGTTTGGCTGGCTGGCCAGCGTGATTTTTCCGCGGGCGTTTGCGTCGACCATAAAGCCGGCCTGGTCCGGAAGAGTTTCAATCTTCAGATTCCACGATCGCAGACCATCAGGTGAACCGATGAGGACGCCGTCGCCATAGCCGTCGCCAAAATCCGCGGTTAAGACACTCACGGCCACACGAATCTCGTCGAAGAGAAAGCCGTCAGTGTTTAGCTTCTCGTAGTAAATGGTCATGGCAGACGCAGCCTCCTGCCCATCCCCTCGCCAATGCTCGCGTCATGATCCATGGCGCGATGCAGCCCTCGAGCGCCGGTCATTACGACGTGGTCAGCCGGCATTGATCGCAATCTTCCGATCTCCCCGCGCAGCTCACCGAGAACCGCGAGCAACTCCGGGGAGCTCGCTCCGCCGCCGCCGCCCATTGCGTTCATAGCGTCGCGGTGTGAAAGGAAGCGGCCGTTGGCAGGAGCGAGGAACGGCTCGGGCCCTCGCTCGCCGGTCCAATACATTTGACCTCGAACTCCGGGTCCGCCATGCGCGCGGCCGGCCCTGCCAGGCAGGGACTTTGGTGCCGACGAAGAACGAAACACGCCGCCCGGTTGAAGACCGCCGGCGAGCCCGGTTACCACCCCGCCCCAATTTCCGACCAGGGCGTTACTGGCCATGCCCGCGAGCTGCGAAGCGATCGGCCCAACGCCGGGAATGAAGCTGAGGAAGGGCGCGGCAAATCCGAGCAGCTTTGAAAGGAACCCTCGCTTTTTACCGACCTCGCCGCCACCACCGGGCATCATGCCGGCGACTTGACCGAGCGCTCCGGAAATCTGGTCAACCAGGCTGAGGCCTTTAATCAGCTCCTCGCGGGCGGCCGTCTGGTATTCCTTCGTCAAGGCGATCGCCGTGTTGGCGTGATATTTCTCAGCCTGAATTAACGGAGCCATCGCGCGCGGGACGACCTGCGACATACTCACAAACTCCATGCCGGTTGCTCGGGTGCTTTCGATGAGGTCATCTGCCGACTTACCGAAAAACTTTGTTACGCGCATCAGCGGCGAGTCTTCGCCATAGACAAGGTCGTCGACGCCAGGAGCCTGGAAGTTTCCAAAGCGGCCGGCCATGGCGCCATCAGTTCCGCGCAGTTCGCTGAGGCCACGGTTTCCCTGAGCAAGCAGTCGGTCGAGGTATTGCCCCTGACCGGTGGAGATTTTCACCGGCATCGGATTGGAATCGTTGATCGCCGCGCCGCCCAGGAACTGATTAAAGTGAGACATCCAGGACTGCATTGACCTTTGGCCGCCGCCGCCGATTTTCGAGCCAGGTGTGCTGGTCCAGTCTTTGGCAGCAATGCTTCTCGCAACGCCGATGTTGCCGGACTGAAGCGCCGGCAGAGCTCCGCGATCGATTAGCATCTGCAACGCCGCGAGTTGTTGAGAGTGCTGAGAAAAGTCCGGAAGGCCCAGACGTTGCTGAAGCCCAGGCTTGCCTCGCTTGCCGTACCAGTTCGTGCCGGTGATTTGATAACTACCGGCGGCAGTGCTGGGCCCTTTCGCCGTGCGCAGCCCCACGATGTTCGGGTGACGAGAGAGATCAGAAACTGTGCGGCCGCCAACGATGCGGTTCGGCGCGCCGCCCTCAGCCCACTCGATGGTCTTGAGCAATGCCTGAATTTTCGGGTCCTGCAGTAGCCGCTCCAATGTGGCGACAATCTGGTCGCGGCCTTCCCCCTCGATGAAGCCCTGGAACCTGCGAACCATCCCCACGCCGATGCCCTCGCCGATCGGCTCGCCGACTTCGCGCGCGCTTCGTCTGCTGGGAGTATTGATATCGAAGACCCCGGGACTCTTGAGGCCCTTCATGACGAAATCGCCCAAGCCCGTAAGACTCTGCATCATCGACGATGGGCTGAAGTTCAAAAGTCCCTCAGCCACGCCGCCGCCGATACTGACGCCCGCCTTCAGACTCTTCTCGGTGAAATCGACCAGCATGCCCGCGTACTTGTCGATGAATCCGACGACTTTTTGCGCCTGCGGACTGTTGAGGATCGCGTCGGCTTTTTCGTAGAAATCACCGATGCCGCGCGTGATGTTCTGGGTGCCCTCCATCGCGCGCAACTGCATTAGCACGCCGAATTGACGCTCGCGGCCGGCCACCGTGGCGCCGGTGCGCGCGGCGGCGAACCCGCCCTTGTCGCGCTCGATGCCCTCGGCAATTAAACGCGCCGCCACCTCGCCCCGTATGCGGCCGGACGCTATTAGCTTTTCGATCTGTTTTTCCTGAAGTCCGGTCGCCTCCGCCAGAATCTTCTTCGCGTTAATCCCGACGCGGTAAAGCTTCTGAAGTTCCCTACTGCTGAGTTCGCCTTTCTCCGCGATGAGGCCAAGCGTGTCGGCAACCTTCTGGAACACCTCGACGCTACCCCCGAAGTCCGCGGCCTGATCGGTCGCGGCGCCCAGCAGCGAGCGCGTGAGTTTCAAATCACCCGTCAGATCGTAGAGCTTCTCGGAAGTGTCAATGAGGACTTGCGGCAGGATGCCAACTTCCTTCGAGGTCTGCAGCAGCTCGTTAAGATACTTGTTGGCTTCCTGCTCGCTGCCGGCGAAGGTCTTGAATTCGTAGCGGGTCTCCTCGAGTAGCTTGTTCAGCGCAATCCCGCCGCTGATTTGTTCCAGAACCAGCGGAGTGACTTTCGATAACGCGCTATCGATCCCGCCACCGATCGCCGACCCGATCGCTGTGCCAATACCCGGGGCCACGGCCGTGCCGATCAACCCGCCCAACGTCGAGACGCTGAACGAGCCGGCGATTGACGAAACCGCGGAGGCACCGAAGTCCTTTCCGAACTTCGCCCCGGCGCCGGCGCCGTCGAAAGCCTTGCTGGCTTCCTTGCCGGCCTTCTTTAAGTGGTCGGTGTAGTGGGAGACCAGGCCTTCCTGCTTTTTGAATTCAGCGGACTGCTGGCGCGCGTCCAACTCCAGACGCGTTTGTAGCTTGAACGCTGTGATTGTTCGCTGTGTGGCCATCTTTACTTTAAGTCCGCCTTCGCGACCTCCGCAGCAAGCCTGTGAACGGATTTGGCATATTCCACCTTGTTGAGACCGGCGATCGCGCGGGCCTGTTGGTCGAGAAGCATGCGGCTGATGTAGTACTCATCCGCGTCGAGTATCTCTTCCACAAATCGGCCGAGCGCGAATCCCAGGTCTATGAGCTGCTGGTCATCGAGCGGAACGCCGCCGCCCGTGCGATACCACTCAGCCAGGCGCAGCAGATTTAGTTCGTAGGGTTTCCGAGGCGATCGTTATCAATCGCCTTACGAATGCGGTTCAATACAAACCCATCGACCGTCTGGAAAAACTCAACCGAAGGCTCGATCGGCGCATCATCCTCGCCGACGATATCGGGCAGCGCGGCGATGTTGGCGGCCAGTACCTCGGGCAGCGCTTGTTCGGCCGGGACGCTGTCATACTTTTCATCGAGGGCCGCGGCCTCGCGGATCGACATGCCGCGGTAAACAACCCTGATTTCCTCGTCGCGAACAACACCCTGGGCATCGGCGATCGGAAGCTTTACGACTACGGTGTGGCGCGCGGCATCGGTATTGGTTAGCCGGCCGACTTGAAGCTTGGACATTTGAAAAAAGATCTCCTCTCAAAATGTTTTGGGTTTGGAATTGTTTCGTCGCGGGCTCGCGCGCGATGCGCGGCCGCGGTGGCGGGAAAAAAGCTTAGGAGGTTCCAGGTGCAGGCAGTCGCGCGTCAATGGCCTGCAGTGTGTTGGCGATCGTCGTAAATGCGGACCGGCTCTGCCGCGACTCCTCGGTCATTTGCGTGTGCATGCGATCGAGCGCGGCCACGATCGAAAGCTGGGTTTCAGCGTCCTTGTGCAACTGATTCTGAATATCGGTTGCCTGCGCACGGAGTGAATCAAGATCGGTGCGGGCTTCCAGAGTGGCGATGCGCTGCAAATGATCCTTATTCTCATTGTTCAGTCGCTCTGCCCGAGCTCGCTGAATAGCCAGCTCCTCCTGAGCAGCATCGGCGGTGCTTTTCCAGCGAGCCACCTCGCGGCTTTTTGAGAGCTGGATGAGATTGACGATTCCCGAGGCTATTAGCAGCGTGGCCCCGATGGCCGAGACCCACCAAGACCCGGAGGACTCCGGAAGAATCTGCTGGAGTAAAATCATTTCAGGAATCAGTAGACGCGGTATTCGCCAAAACCGTCCGCCAGCGTCTTTCCAACACCGATGAGGGCCGGCCCTTTCAACTCATACTCCTGCGCGGTATTGCCCGTGCCGGTAGCGCTGCCAGCCTTCAGAGATATCTTACTGGCCGCGTCAAACTGGATGCGGTCGAAGATGGCGCGGAAGCGTTCGCCGGGAACCATCAGGTTCACGCCGTCGACCATGATGCCCAGCTCAGGCGGCGTGGCTGACAGAAGCTTGAGAATCGTGCTGAGCGCATAGCCGTAACTGAAGGCCTTGAACGGCTGCGTAAAGCTTCCGAGATTGACGAAGGTTACCAAGCCCGTGTTTGCGTCGTAGGTGAAGTGCGTGTTCAAAGTCAGCGACGCGGCCAGGGCGTCCTTGAGGACCAGATTCGTGATGCCGACGTGACGCGCTGGAAGCAGATAGCTCTCGCCGGCCTGAATGCCTGAAGGGAAAGCCTCGTTGCCGGTGTAGCTGCCAGCGGCCGGCGCGGTGCTAGCGCTGTAGAGAAGCTGTTCGAGATTCGCCGCGGTCTGCTCTTTGATCTGAATCATCAGGCTGCCGGTCCGCTTGATCGGGACATGGGCATCCTGCATGTTCGGAGCGTTGCGGCTGGTCTTGTAATTGTCGGCGTATTCGACCTGCTGGTCCCACTCGACAACGGGCGCTTCGCCCATGTCTACGAAGGCCGCCGGCAGGCCGGTGGTCGCATTCAACAGGGCCGCGCGAACATCACAGGCGCCGATGAAATATTTTGGAAGTGACATGATTGCGTCTCCTGAGCTGCGACTTTAAAGCCGACCCGATCCCCTTGGTGGTTTCTTTACTCGTAAGCGTTGAACGGCCGGGTGTAGAACTCGACCTCGAAGCCGACCGCGGCGCCGTCAATCTGAAAAGTTTCCTGCGGAATGATGAAGCCGTCTGAGGTAGGCTTTGTGTCAATCGCCAGGCCTCCGAACGTCGGCTCGTATAGCCCCGTTTCCGGATCCCTCACGATCGCTCGCATGACATCGGCCATCATGATCCCGAGGTCGTCCGGAGTGGTGCCGCGCTTATGAAAGATGCGAACCTGCCCCGGCAGCGTATTTGGGATCGCTTTCTCGCGCGGGTCGGTCTGCGTCGACGTGTTGACCAAGTCGAAGATTCCCAGGCGGGTTGCTTCCTTCAGTTCCGCTTCCTGGTATTGCGCCGGCCATCGCTCGATCTCTTTCCCACCGTTCTTACCGATATCGGTTTGGAATCCGTTAGCGATCGTGATGGCCGCAAGCCGCAGCTTTAGTTTGTCGACGACCTTCTGGCGCTTTGGAATTGGCGAGTCCGGCATAGCGGCCTTACTGAAGTGAGCTGAAGATTGAGTAGCAGTAACGGCCGCAGGCGCCGCGGGAACGGCGAGCAGCGCCAGGGTCATCAGCAGCAGAAAAGAAGCAAAGCGTTTCATTGGTGGATCCTCCTGACATTTTTGAAAAGCGGTTAACCAACAGCGAGTGCGAGAACGAAAAAGAACATGCCGGCCCAGCCCCAATTGAAGCGGCGGTAAAACGGAGCGGGCGCCGGGGGTCCGATGAAAGCGGCAAACGCCAGCATCACGAGCGCGATGACCAGAAAGATGGCCGGCCACGGCACGCTGGCAAGTGATAAAGTTAAAAGAAACAGAAGCATTTCAAAGTTCCTTCAGGTGGACCCGCGATGTGCCGGCGCCCTCAACTTTCCACCGCGCCACCTCGTAGGTTTTGCCGGAGCACCCCTCGTGCTTTTCGGCATTCGGAAACGTGACCTTCATCCCGCGCTTCACGCCGGCGAGATTTGAAGTCAGGCACTCGAGGGATGCGTCACCAGCCTCGACGCTCGTATCGTCGTAAACGCTGACGGCCTCCGAACCTTCATCAAAGATGACCGGGAATGTCCGGCCGAACTTCTGACCGTCAGTGACGTGAGCCTCGGTTCCATCTCCGATTTCAAAGAACGACTCGAGATCTTCTTGCGTCTCGAAAGGCACGAGCGGCGGCCCTCCTAGACGAAGAGTTCGGCCGCATAGCCTCGGTCAGCTGCGGAGCGGGCGAAGGTCTCCCCGCGCGAAAGGCGCGCCAGCACGCAGGCGTACGTTCCGGCAGAGCCGTCACCGCCAGTGAACGAAAGATCCAGGAACCGGCGCTTGCCGCGGCAGTCAACGTGAATCGCCACGACACCGTTGTCCGCGGTCGCGCTGGGCAGCGTGCCGTTAACCGAGTAGTCGGCGCCGGAAACGTCCACGTAAGGATCCGCAACGGCGTCGTCATCGGAGTGCCGCAGCTTCAACACCGCGACCGCGATATCGAGCGCGCCGAGGATGAGCTCGAACGTCACGTAGCGGTAGCCGAGCGTGTCGACGGGGGCGGTCACGAAGGCCGCGTTATCAACGATCGCCGCGGGCGGCGTGACGATGACAACTTTTTGGTTCAGCGCTTCATTCATGGTTTCTCTCCCTCAAGATGGCCCGCTTTGGCGGGCAACTTTCCAATACCCTCCCTCACGGGTCGGGGCGATTGCCTGGGCTATTACGAGCTCGGCAGGTTCTGGCAGAACTCAACCGGATAGCCGCCAAACTGGAACGGACCGGCGCCGGCGAGATCGGCCGGCGTCGCACCGCCCGATGCCATCAGGATTTTGCGCAGGACGCGGAAGTAGAACGTCTGGTGACAGAAGAAGACCGGGCGAATGCCGGGATACCGTGGCAGCCGGCCCATCAAGTCGTTAAGGTGATCTGAAGTCACCGCCGCCCAGCTGTCGGTTCCCAGCATCACGATTGGGCCGGCTTTCCGTTTCGCGGCGTCACTGTCGGCATTGCCGGGGCTATGCGCGATAAAGTCCAGGCGCACGCGACCTTTGAGGTCGATCGTGTCGTTGCGGAAGGACGAATGCTCGCTCATCGCGATGGTGAGCGCGGAACGATCGCCGAGCAGCGTGCCCAACCGCAGGTCGCCCAGCACCAGCGGGACTTTACTGATGGCGTTGATAGTGCCGGCTGAAATGACCAGGCCGGCAATGTTCGCCTTCGTAGTCGAGACGTTCAGGATCTTCTGAATGATGCCGACAACGCCCTGGTAACCGGTCTCCGCCTGCTCGTTGCCGGTGCCGTCGGCCAGGAACCCGAGATCGTCTTCAAGCCGGGCCTCAGCCAGCGTCATCTCATAAGCGAGATCGTCAGCCTGATTGACGGATGAATCTTCACTCAGTTCGCTGGTGATGTTCGCCAGGCACAACCACTTTTTGGCGACGAGTTTATTTCCGCCCCACTTCTTTTTCTCGATCTCGACGTCTTCGCCTTCGCCCGCGGCGTGAAATTGCAGGCCCCCCTCGCGACGCCGAATGTTCTTTGTCTCGGCGGCCATCGGCTCGATCTTCGCGTAGCGACGAACCACACCGAACTCTTCGTGGAGGTCGATGGTTTCAGGGGACCACTCTTCCTGTACGGTGAAGCCGCCGGCTTCCGGGTCACCCTCGCTCTGGCCTTCCGCGGCACGCTGCAGCAGCCCGTGCTCCTGCGCGTAGCGATGGGCCTTCGCGATCGCCGGGACGTGGCTCGCACCGGTGCGGCCGTAGAACGCGTTCGCGAGCAGGCCGTTCCAGAAACGGTAAGCCCGCAGATCACCGCCCTCGCCCTTGAACACGCGCAGGCTCGAGGTGCGGCGGCCAGGAACAATGACTGAGTTCTGTGGGGGCTTCGCGGTGTTAACCGCGGCGCGCGATGCAGTCTTTGCCTTTTCGACCGCGGCCTTGAACATGTCAAGAGTCATCGCTTCATCACGGCCGTAGTCGCGCGCGAGCTGCGTGAACGCGGTAGTCTCTTCCGGTGTGTCGGCGAACACTCGCGCCCATCCGGTGTATTCAGCCTGGCGCTGTGCGATCAGCTGTTCGGGCGTCAGTTGCGCGGGCGGTGGCGGAGCAGCGCTCCTTTGGCCGGTATGCACCGAGCAATTGTCCGTGTCGCATTCCTCGGCAGAGCGGGCGTTACATCGCATTGTCGTTCTCCTTCGTCGTTGGGTTCGGCCGGCGTGTACCGGGCAATTTGTTTCTTCGCAATCGTCAGCAGTTTCGGCGTCGCACTCTTCGTCGGCGGAGTCAATCTCGCGGCGCGCGTGCGTACGGCCGATGCCGGATCGCGTGTCAGCTTCGGTTGACGCGAGCGTCCCCGAGAGCAGGGTCCAACGCGTCGCCCGAACTATGGGGAATTCATCAATGTAGCCTTCGATCTTTGGTGAAATTCGTTCGACCGAAAACCAGGCCGACGTGCCAGGTGAATCGCCGTGCTTGAGATCCTCCTGAACCTCGCGGAAAATTTCGTCGGCGTACGGGCGGCTGCTGAAACGGGTCTTTACTCGTAGCACATGGCCGTCAGTCACGCCGTCGCGCATCCGGCCAAGCCGGCGATCAGGGTCGTGGTTCTCGTCAAAGCACGCACCGAATTGCAGGCGCTCAAGGTTTATGGACTTTGCATCGTGGTCGAGGATGACGTAGCAGGCCCCGCGGCCGCTGATCCAGTGCAACACCGGCTCATCAGAAGTGATAGCCATCCGCACAGTCCGCGCATCGACATCGATGTCCGCTTTGGAAACTTTGAACGCGCGCTGGAGAGGCTGGCCGATTATTGCCTGGGCGGCGCGAACATTCTTGAATGGGATCATGCGTGTGGCCATCGGGGCGAGAAGATAGCGGAAACGCGAAAGGGTATTAGGCGGGGGGTGACACTCAGCGGGCTGAAGCTTGGCCGTTTCGACGCAGAGACGGGGGTAATAGATGGTGCTGAAGTTCGGGCAGAACGCGGTTTGTTCCCTGGTCAATCGGCTTTCCGTTGGAGTCGGTTTCTTCGTCTTGCGCAGATGACGCCGCAGAGCTCGCTGCCGGCGTTCCCCCAGGAATGACCGGCCATTCAAAACCCGCATCTTCCAGGACCCGTCTAACCTTCTTGAGTTTTTCGACCATGTCGAGCCAGTCTTCCCCGCGCTCAGCGGCATCGTCGATGGGGGTGTCGAGAAAATTGTTGATAGCGAGAATCGTCGCCTGGATTTCCTTCAGCGGCTCGATTGAGGGCCAACCGCGGCCGCGCCAATCGAGACGCACACGGTTGAAGTCCTGCAGCGAAACATTCACCCGGCCCGCCATTATCGCCACGCGCAGGAACTCCCAGCCGACGACGCGATTGAAGTGTTCGCGCATCCACGTCTGGCGCGAACGGTAAGTGCTTTGCTCCTCAGTGCGGCCGGATTTGAGAGAAGAATAATTTGCGCCCTCGAGATCGTTGGCAAGTGAGGCGTAAGCCATCTCGAGGCCGGCCGCCGCGCGACGCAGTTGGGCTTTCGCAAACTCCGGAAAGTTCGGGTTCGGATGCTCGGGCATGAAGGTCTTGACGTCCCAGCCGGGCGGCAAAATCTGCTGCACACCGGGTTGCACGTCCTGTTCGACCGGCCGCTTGATCTTCTCCGGACCCTGCGCCTCGAGATCGTTCGGATCCGGAAGTTGCTCCTCTTCCCCCTTGGGCGGGATCAGGTACGGGAGATTGCACGCGGCAATGTGAGCGTTGACGAGCTCGGCAAAGAACGCTTCATCAAGAACCTTCAGCGTCATGCCTGCGGTGTGGGTCTCGGGATAGCCGCGCGCCTGGCTTTCGTCGTCTTTACAAACAAAGGCGTGAACCATCTCTCCCGCCGGCACGAACTGGCGGTGCCGCTCGCGACTGAATCGCGTCGATGCGTAGAGATACTCCGCTGCCGGCATCGTCAACCAGTAACCCACGGGCCGATCGTCATCATCCACCTCGACACTCATGATGATGCGGTTGCCGGTGTTTGGATTGACACCGTTGTAAAACTCATCCAGCCAAGCCACATCAATGAACTTCAGTGTGTAGCGAAACGGGTTGTTAGCGCCGATGATTCGCCGGATAAGCGCCTCACCGTCACGGTCCATCTGGCGTTGCAAAAGGCGCTGCTGATCGACGAACGAAAGTTTGCCCGAGGCCGAAGCATTCTCTGCGTGACTCCACTCTTCAAACGCGCGCTCGATCTCTTTTACGATCGCCGCATCGTGCTTCTGTTGCTCCTCTGAGGGATCGTCTGACAGCGGCTCGAGGCTAACCATGAACGTGAAGCCGTTTGGACCGGGGATATTATTTTCCCGCAGTGACAGGTAGCGCTTGATATAGTCGTCATTCTGACCCAGGTTCCGCGAGCGGTTACGCACCGCGCGGAGCTGCGCGCGCAGCTCGCGGTTGGGCGCGATCGGGAAAGCTGACCAGTTGGCAGTGAGCCGATTGTGCTGGGCCATCGCAAACGCGCGTTTGGCCCCGCCGCTCATCACGGCGCGGAAAGTTCGCAAGGCTCGTTTAGTGGCGGACCAGACTCTCATCGGCGAAACGACATGGGCAACAGCGGCCGGCCGGCATTCTCCGGACCAAACTCGTTGCTGGAAACCTGAAGGACGATCGTTGGCGGCTCCCCGCGGTGACTGTCTTTGTGATGATGATCGAGCGCGACGTCGGTCACGCGCGCATCGCCTGGCAGCGGAGGCTCGCCTTTTGCGACCGACAAAACCTCCAGCAGCGCGTCGGCAGTGATTCTCAATTCACGAATCATTATTCCCCTCACTCAAAACGTTTTATGACGGCAGGTTAATGCCCGCCGACTCGAGGCGATCGAGGATGGCCGCGATGGTCGCGCGCGCTTCCTCGTCCTGTGTGGCGCCACCGCCCGGATCTGCGATATGCGCGCCCGCTACGATCGCGTCCTGCTTTAAGGCAAGCGCGGTGGTGAGTTCCGACTGCTCAACCATATCCACGGCAAAGCCGGGGTTGGGGTAGGTTCCCGAGAGCACCCCGCCGGCGCCGCCCGTCGGTGACCGCGCGTTACTGAGGCGCGCGTCGTTAGTCAGCACCGCATTCGCGGGATCGAAGCCAAGCAGGGTCGCGATGGCAACAAAGGCCCCCGTGCCGACCAACACTTCGGTCGCCACATTCGACAGCTTCTTGAGCAAGCCGTGCTTTGTTATGGAAGCGTTTGCGGTCGTGTTGTCGCTGAGCGCGAGCTCGTCTTCTGAGACAGTTACGCCGACGCCGTCGAGATCCACCATCCCGCCGTTCTGGTCGAAGCCAACGGCCTTGCCTGGGGTCAGACCGAACAGTTGAAACAACGCTTTTGTCAGGCTTCGCAGCCAGGTACCTGGGAACATCGAATCACCTCACAGGGGTTTGAATCGCGCATTGATGGTTTGGATAAAGCTGCCGCCGGCTTTCACGCGGGCGCGCCGGCGCTCGACGTTGACGATTGCTTGATAGTGCGCACGCAGCTGCAGGAGCTCGGCGCGGCTGTAGTGACGTTTCTGGCGATTGCCGTGCGTGTACTCAGCACGGTCGCCCGGGAGAGTTCTTTCGATCAGGTCGTCAATCTCCGCAACGATGCGCTCTGCCTGGCTGCGGCCGTCGACGGGCGTGTCCGATTCGACGTCGGCAAGGCCCTGGCGGACGGTGACAATTCTTGAGACAACGTGATGGCGCGCGAGTGTTTCGTCGGCGCCTTTCGAGACCCAGCCCTCGACTTCGTAGCGCCCGGCGCTGAGTGTCAGAGATTGCCCGGCCGTCATAGTTGCGGTGTAGACGCTGCCATCATCGGTGGCCACGACATCGACGCCTTTGCCGGCGCCGCGGAAGTAGTAAGTGAGTGCCCAGCCGTCCGCCGGCGAATAGCTGGGTAGCGATTTTATCCACGCGACCGTCTCGCCGCGCGTGATTTCAGAAGGTTCGAAGGTTGGAAGTTGAGAGCTCACTTTTAGGCGTTGTTGTTGAGCGTAATTACTGTGCCAGCGTTACCGTCATTGCCGTTGTTACCGGCATTCAGTCCGTTGCCATGCGTACCGCCAATCGCTTGAACCGTCCCAGCGTTCGTGTAGCTGTTGTAGACGAGAATCACAACGCCACCACCACCACCACCACCACCACCTGCGTTATTCGTCCCTGATCCATTCGCGCCGTTGCCGCCATTCGCGGAAATAATTGCGCCCGCATTGACGATAATCGTCTTTGCGTAAATACCGACTATTGCTCCACCGGCTCCACCACCACCGCCTATCGCGCTTGCGTTATTAGAACCGCCACCGCCGCCGCTTGCGCCATAGCTAAACCCGCTAGTTGATGCCTGCTGGGTATATGTGATTGCTTGTAGTAAATTGCGGGGCGATCCCTTTGGCCCTGGCGGGGCCGTAACTACTCCCGCTGCTCCTCCCGCGTTTGTCGCGCTTCCTCCTGCGCCGCCATTGCCGCCGTAACCAACAAGCGATGCAGTCCCATTACCCCCCGCCGTGTTCACACCGCCAGCCGCGCCTACCACTGTTGCGGTTGAAAAGGTTCCGAGTCCAAAACTTATTGGTGCCGTGCCGCCCGCGCCGTTTACTGCTGCGTTTGCATTGTTGTGAATCACCCCGCCTGGACTACCCGTAACTAAAGTGAGCGTGCCGTTGACAAAAATGCGAAAGTTCGCGGTCTTGATCGTGACACCGGCGTTGACCGTCAGGTTCGTCGCATAGATGTCTCGCGTGAGGGTATAGACGTTTGATGATGGGGCCATGCCGAGGATCGTGGTCGAACCGTCATAGACAAGCGCACCATCGGAGCCGTCGCCGAAGATTGCCGTGCCGGTTATGCCGCCGCCAGAGATCGCAGTGACGACCCCTGCGTCGTCTTTCGTCTTGAGCAGCTTATCCGCCGCATCGACATACAGTTCAGTCTGCCCCGACGCCGGCGTCGCGGGGGCAGACCGATTCAGAAATGTAAGTAGGCTGCGGATCTTCATTTTAGACGGTGCCGAGAATGTTTACTCGGTATTGGTTTGAAGTCGGGGCCACCGCAAAAGCTATGGTCACGTCGCCGTTGCTGGCTACCGACCGATCGGCGTCGACGTAATCGTTCGTACCGGCGTCGACGACTTGCACAATCTTCTTTCGGTTCCCGCCGGTCCCATGGGTTGCGGCCGCGATCGTGAAAGACGTGGCCGAGTTATCGCCTACCGTTGCCGAATACATAAGCGGCACCACGGCTGTGTCGACTTGCACGCTGTCAGCATTCACAACGACACCGGTTCCGGCGCCGACGTTGAAGGTGTTGGCCGACTTGGTCAGGCCGGCACCCGCGACGGTTGTCTCGCCCGCATCTTCAGTGAAGGTCAGAGCGGTAGTTCCAACGGTGATTGGATTGTTCGTAGTGAGTAGCCAGCGGGTGTCCGCATTGACGGTGCCCTCTTCGATCGGGATCGTCAGGCCACCCGTCACCTCGACATCGGCGTCGGCGTCCGCGGCGCGAGCCCATGCGCCTGCGGCGACAACCCAGATGCCGTTCTCCGAGCCGGTCGTTTGGTTTTTGACCAGGACGCGATCGCCCGCGATGACCGCGACGCCATCAATGGTCTGCGTACCGGACAGCGTGATGTTCGCGGTCGTGGCCACGCGCGCCGAATCCTTCCAGTCACGACCCGCGCTGAGAGCGTCGGCATAGGATTTTGTCGCCGCGTCGGAGCCGGCGGTAGGCGTGCCAACGTTAGTCAGTTTGTGCCCGGCTATGGACAAGTCCGTATTCGGCGCGGCCATCTGGTCGAGTCGGGAACTCCGCACCTGATTATCGAAGTCGCTGATCGTGCTCGCGGTTTGAGTGCCGGTGTGATTGGCACGCGCGCGATGATAAGCACTGTCCTGGCCGCCGAGCTTCTCAGCGTCCGTCAGATCCTTGAACGCCGTGCCATTGTGATATTCCGGATGGTGAGTGGTGGTGTTGTGATAGACCTGGCCTTCGGTCGGCGAAGCGGGCGCGGCGCTGAGAAGGTGCAGAACCATCTTGATGGCCTGGTTTAAGTTAAATTTTAGATTGGTGCGAAGATCCATATTGCCTCCTCAGTTGATATAGGCCTTTCCGCTGAACGGCGCGGTGAAGCTAATTGTCAGGGTGTCGTCGTCGATGTACTGAACCTCACCGATGACTAGGTTGTCGCCGCTATCAACGATCGAAACTGACGGCCGCTTGTGAAGACTGTGAACGACGGTCCAAGTGGCCGACGCGGCAATCTGATTGTGGACGTAAGTGAGATCTGTTCCTGGCGGGCCTGGCGGGCCTGGCTTCCCGATCGTGACGACGCGGACCGTTTCGGAGCTGTTAACTACTGGCATCGGATTCCTGTCCTCGGCGTTATGGCCACCAGACCCTCAAGGAGCGGCGTAACCCGGCCGGCCGGGTGCAGAATGTCGAGCCTCCAAGACCCGGCCGGAAAGAAAAGCTGATCAGTGCGCTCGTCGGTCACCAACAAATCGAACCAACCGGCGGTGTCGCCGCTCTGCGGTTGAATCGTAAAGTCGCCATCCTCATCGGTGAGCTCGAGCGCCGGATTCGGAACGCCTTTGGCGAAGACTCGCGCGCGGATGTGGCAGCCGGTTAGGTCGACGGCCTCCTGCCCGCCATCGTCGTCTTCGGTGGACCACTGAAAACTGAGGGCGACCGTGCCGCCCTGCTGAATCTCCAGATCGTATTGGCCGACATCGCTACTCAAAATGTTTTGACTACGCCCCTTCAGGTCGGGGCGCATGATAGGTGATTGACTAGCGGCTATTGTGGCGGGGGTGACACTTCACCTGCCGCGACCGCGGCGTGGAATACTAAAACCACGCGTGCGCGGTCCGGCGCTGGGAACTCGCGGCGACGCGGGCGGCGCGTCGCCAGTGTCCGGGGCGGTTTCGGGTTTAACCTCCGGAACTGAGCGTTCGTGCGCGAGCTGATCGGCTTTGGCAGAAAGATACTTGTGCAGCTTTATCATGTCGGGATTTAGGATTGCATACGCGGCCATCGCGTAGACCCGGGCGTCGAGCGCTTCGTTCCGCGCGGCCTCGCGGATTTTTCTCCAGACCCGCTTTCCTTTGTGAAGTTTCGGCCGTTCCGATAGTAACTGCTTGAAGTGGTCTTCATCATAGATCTTCCGGCCCTGTTCGAGCTGGCGCTCCATCGGGAAGTGACAGTAACCTGGGCCTTGTTCCTCAATACGCAGGTTGGCGATGAAGGTATCTTTCGCAGCTTCGGTTCCGAGCAGAAATAGCTTAACGGGAGGTCGTCCAACCACGCTCGGCTTGCCAACAAGCGGGCGCCCGGCCGTGGATGAACCCTTAACCGCAAAGCAACGATAGCCACGATTGGCATGCGTGAAGCGATAAACCTCGTTTGCATAGCCCCCATCGCCAGAATCGACAGTCGTGCATTCAACGCGCAGCTTCACGCCATCGACTCGCGTAAAGCCACGATTCAAGACTTCCTGCTTCACCTTTTCCCACACCTGTGGCCGCGCGGGATCGCCGTGCACAACGACGTAATCGAGCGACCACGATTCGCCATTAAGCCCCCAGCCGGCAAGCTCCGACTCGAGGCGCGGATCGGTACTTTCGGATTGCAAGTCGACCCCGGCGGTCACCAGACAAACCCCGACCGGAATGGCGCCATCGTCGCCGGCGTAGTCTTCTCGGCGGTCTTCAAGCGTGGAAGTTGAAACGTTTTCTTCCGGATCCTGCCAGCCTTCGGCGAGACACATCGTCACCCAGACCTTCATTTGCTGGATATCGCCTGAGCGCTTCGCCGCCAGAAACTCCTCAGCGACCTCGCCCATGGTCACGAAGGGCGAATAAAGCATGTTCAGATGAAAGCCGGCGACGCCACGGAACTCAGCTTCAGCGCGCCACTCCCCGGCCGCGACCATGGCCGGCTTGTCTTCCTCCTCAATTCGTTCGCCGCACGTCTCAGCCTCGCAAAGGTAATACGCAAGCAGGGGCTCGTCATCCCACCTCACCTGGGCCCACTTCAGGGTCTGAAAGGTTCCGCAGTGGGGGCACGGAACCCAATACTTGCGGCGGTCGCTGTCTTGATACTCGCGCTCAATCGGCGAGTAGCGCGGCGCGTCGAGCGCCGTGCCGGGCGGGTTTTCGAGACGATCGCCCGGGGTGGAGACTTTGACGAACAGCTTGTTCGGAAAAGTGCTGGCGGCCTTTTGAGTGTTAGTGACAAAATCACCGGCCTTAGTTTTTCTGTACGCGTCGCGCTCGTCAAAATAAATGACCCGGCACGCACGCGAAGTACCTGTATCGGGTGACGTCGCGTACGCGACGGCCAGATGACCGCCTGGAAAGGCTTTCGCTCTGATGGTGTTATTCGCATCACGCATCCGGGAGTCGCGCACCAGGCCGGAGAGAACTTCCGTGTCGCGAATCATCGGCGCGAGTTTTTCACTGGACCAGGCCTCGGCCTTCTGCTCAACCTCCGCGCAGTAGAGTTGCGTCGTCGGTTCGATATGGATGAAGTAACCAATGATGTTGAGAACCGATTCAGTTCCGCCGCACTGCCGCGGCTTAACAAAAACGATCTCGCGCACGGTTGGATCTGAAGCGGCGTCCATGATTTCGCGCGTGTAGGGAACAAGATCCGTGCGCCAGCGCCCGGGCCGGGCAGACCGCTCAGAAACCATGCGATAGTTATCGGCCCACCGCGAGACGGTGAGGCCTGGCTCCGGAATCGCAATCTGGAGTGCGTCAGAGAAAACGCCTGAAGTCTGCTCGGAGATCATTGAAGATTTTTTCCATGTCGGCACGGCCGGCAATTTCCAAAGCGTCCGCTGTCTTTGAGCGATGCAACCGCCGCTTGTTGTCCCGCCAGTATGAAATTGTGATGGTCTGAAATAGACGGTTAAAGATTCTCTGCAGGACGTCGCGAACCTCGCCGTATTCGAGGAGATCGCCGCGCTCCTTTTTTAGCTTCAGCATTTCGCGCGCGGCCGCGACGTTCAATCGTTTCAGCCGCGCGTCGGTGATTCCGGAGCGATCGCCGGCGGTCAGAACCTTTAACGCCTGGTCAGCGTCGTAGATCGTTCCACCGCCCGCGCCTTTCTTTTTTGCCTTTGGTTGGACACCGGCATCATCGAGACGCCTCGTAATCGTCGCGCGGTCCAGGCCGGTAGCACGATGAAGTTGTGATTTGTTGGCGCGGGCTTTCGTGCTTGCCTTTTTCTTGGAGCTTTTTTTAGACGCGGGACTCATACGTCATGGCCTCCGCGCGCTGGGGACGGCGGCGCACGTGCCCGGCGTAGATATCGGCGAGGGCGTACCCGAGCAGCTTCAGTGTTGCGCGGGTCATACTTCAGCTTAGTCTTGGTCCTTTTGCGCGTGGTCATCTGGCGGTAGCGAAAGCTTTCTCCATCTGTTGGCCCAGGATTGGGCCGAAGCGTTTCGCGAAAATCTTTTCAGCCGGCCCCGCCAGGACGTCCTTCTCCCGGATTCGTGCCCGGCGAACCAGGATGTAGAGCGCAACGCGTTTCGCGGACTTGCCGCGCCCCTGTTCCTGGAAGAGCACGAAGCCCTTTCCTGAGCGCATCGGCAGCAAGATGTCACGCTTTCCGCGGAGGTTGCGCGGCCGCTGGGCAGCGCGAATGAGATCCCGCTTGGTCCGTCGCACGTTCGTCGTCGGAATCGCGATGAAGTTTCCCCGGGGCAGCTTGATTTCGATCGAGCCCGGAGGTCCCTTCATAAACTTTTCCAGGAAGTCAGCCGCGGTCCCGACGAGTGCGAACGGCCGCGGCCAGTCTGTTTTCTTTGCGGCCTGTGTCTTGACGGCGTAAGGCCCGCGGATGTCCCAATTCGTGCGAACGGTGAACGTCCCCCGGATCTCTTTGACAACGGCCGGCTGAATTTCCTTCGCCGTCAGCGTCAACGCGGAGGCGTGCGCGAACGCCGTTTGCTTTTCGACGTCCGCGCTGCCCTTCCGCGTCGTGGTGAACTTCGACTTCATGACTTGTTGATGAAAATGAAAAAATTTCTATCGTTAGCGGTCCCGCGCGGTGGCGCGTTACCCTCGTTTGAAATTAGTCCGGGGAAGGAACCGCGGGCGCCTGCGCCGACGTCGCGGTGACCGGCTGGCTCCGCGTGATCTTCGCCCCGTCCACCTGCACCACGACGAACAGTTGCATCGCGCGTTTGAACTCGAGCGCCTCCGTCGTGTTGGTCTGGGCGGTGGCCGTGTACAGCGCCCACGTGTCCTTCGTGAAGATTGAACTCGCCGGCAGGAAGATAACGAACGTCTGTGACGAGCTGGGGTTGATAATCACGGGCTGCATCCCGTGATCCATAATCCGTTGCAGTTGGGCTGGACTCATGTCAGGCCACACGTTCCGAAGGGCCGGAATGCCAGTGGCTGAAAGAATAGTCAGCGCGGTCGCGCCGCGTAGCGCCGTCAATGAGCTACCGACCAGGACTACAGCATCGAGCCCTCTAAACACCCGCGAGCGCAACGAGTTTGTTTCCCCTACCTGCTGGTCAGCGATGACTTGCCGCAGGTCTCTTGGTGCGTACGCAGCCGGCGCAGCAAAGTATTTGCGATAGAGCGTTTCACACTTACCCGCGGCGAACTTCGCCCAGAATTCCTTCGTTGCGTGGCATTCATTCGGGTCGAAGATCCCCGCCAGACTGAACACCTGCAGGGACGCATTAGGATCGCTATTGCTCACCGTCACCTGAACAACCAGGCTGCGACTCGCAACGCTCTTCCCGTAGTTGTCTCTTACCGAGTGATAGTCAACGATCGTTGGCGCCACGACTACGGAGCTGCCGTCGTTAGGCGGGGGCGCCGTTGCCCTTGCACTCACCTGAGCGTTAACACCCGCCACGAACAAGAAGGCGGCGCACACCAGCACGATGGCGGCAATCAAACTTTTCTTTCTCATAAGACCTCCGTTCCAGAAAGGGCAGGGGAAACACCTCCACCCGGGGTTGATTTGGTAGGACGCGCGGGCCGGTAATAAACGTGATCCGTGGGGCGGCCGTCCTTAGTCCTTCGTGGCACGTTGCCATCGCGATTAACTTCGTCCACCGTGCCTTGGGTAACCATCGCCGCCAGTTCGGTGCGCACGCTCACGATGTCAAAGTTTGTGTCAGTCACCAGCTCGTCAACATCCAGCAACGGCCAGCCCGAGTTTCTTAGGCACCGCATAATGGCGGCCTGTTTCTTATCTGAGGGCTGAAGCTGATTCCTGACGTACGCCTGGAGCTTGAAGAGTTCGGAGCGAAAGCGGGGGTATCGTTCGCTTAGAGAATTCAGTTCCCGCGCCAGTTGGAGGATAGCTAGCTCCTCGGGAGTGCGTTTTCGATCCCGAAAGTCTCGGCGGCGGTCGGCTGGGGGTTGATCCACTTTTTGTCAAACTGAACTAACTAACGCAGCCCACGTTCCCGGGCCGACAACGCCGTCGGCCGCCAGTCCTCTTCCCTTTTGAAACGCCTTTACCGCGGCCGTGGTGTTGGGTCCAAAGCGGCCATCTGGAGTGAGCCGGAGTCTCTGTTGAACTTCAGCCACGTCCGAGCCGCGGTCACCCTCTCGGACGACTTCGTGGAAAGCGCGCAAGCGAACATGAAAATGATTGCCATGGCCGGCGTGCTCGCGACTGAGGCCTGCCGCAATACAGGCCCGGTCGTTGAACAACACGAGTTTGACCGGCGCGGACTTCCACCAGAGCTCGATTAGCTCCTTAGTCAGTCCCGCGTCGTACTGAGAGCTGCTGATATCAACGCCGAGGTTCGCCCCGTCTTTCCGGAGCGGCCGCACGTCAACGTCGCAACCGTCCTGGTGCGACAAGTGTGGGGGGAAGGCGCCCCCGCCCTTTCTGCTGATTTGCCCGACCGACATTGGGCGGTTCCCGTGGAGTAGATGCCAGCGCCGCGCAACTTCCTTTGCGGCTTGAATCGTCGACGACTGGCCATAGTGTGTGTTGGGTCCGCGATTGTTTGTGACGAAGCCCTCGCCCTCAGTCGGGAACAGCGTTTGAATCAGATCCTTCATTTCAACTCCTCCAGGATTTTTCCGCTCTGCCAGTCTTCGGGCGTCCACAACGCCGCATTTCCACCGGCCGCATTCATGGTTTCGATCGTCGTAGTCTGTTCGGGTGTTGGCTCACCAAGACGCCCGCGCGCGTCGTAACCCTTCAGTTCGCGGTGCAGGATAGACCGTCTGTCAAGGTGCCTGATCGGGATGAGTTGTAAATCCAGAATCCCTTTTGAAGAGTTGTAGGTCTTTCGGAGCCACAGAAACCGCCAGCCCAGCGCGGCGCACGCATCGCGAATATTCTCGCCCAGCTGTTCCTCGTCGAGGATGATTTGGTTTAGGTGACGGTTTGGCATTGGCCCGTGTCGGCAACACTCGCGGCGGGTTCCTGGTTACGTTGCCAGTGTGAGCATTGCGCGGACTCGCAGCTTTGCGGAAAGTGACACTCGAGCAGATGCCCGGTCCGACACAGCAGCGCGGCCGCTACCGTTGTGCACTGACAGTTGGGGTCAGCGCGCGTCGCTTCGTCATCGCCGCCGGGGCTTCCCATCGCCTTGCTGAACATCACACGCCCTCCGCTAATCCGGCCTCAATACCCCGGCGCGCGCCGATTTGCCGAACGTGGTCAGCAACGACGGTGCGATCGAAAGTCGGTCCTTCTTTCCGCATCACGAACTCTTTGCTGCGGCGAATCTCGCCGGCTACTTCCTCGGGCGTGCAGTAGGAAGACCTCACTGAGCCGGACGCCATGTTAACTGCGCATTGATAACGTTTGAGGTTGTGGGTGACCAATAGACGGGTGAGAAAGTCGGCGGCCTGCACGGCGATCGCTGCGTTGATATTCAGCGATTGCAGGTTTGCCATCTGCAGTTCGGCGCAGCTCATTTCACGCCCGGCGAATTCATCGCGCTGGGGAATCAGCAAGTCTGGCGATTGCAACACCGGCGAGGGGAGCGCGACGCATCTTTTCGAATCGATGAACGCTCCGCGGCACCCTTCCGCAACCGGTGCTGTCCCAAGCAACACACGCCCTGTGTCTTTCAAGTTTCCGCAGTCGAGCCACCAGTATTTAGGCAGCACGTGAGGTCCCGGCCGCTCGGGATTGCGCCCGAGCGTGTGGCTGATATCGCGCCGCCCCGACGTGCTGTCAACGCAGCCGACGATGATGTTGAGGTCAGTCTCGCTGTGTAGGAGTAGCCGCTCTGAGTATTCCTCGACCGCGGCAATCGTGTTTAACCCCCAGGCTCCGCTATAACGCCGCGCCAGCGCGAGGGCCTTTGGCACCCCGATCTCCGCCTCACAGAAAAGCTGCCGGCCGAGATTCTCAGCACCGACGATATCGGGATCGCAAAGAGTGAGGTTGACGCCTTTGACGCTGTCGTATAGCACACGCATCATCCGGCCGACGTGCATCGTCATGTACGCGCCGATGCCGCCACAGCCGACTATGACGATCTGCACCTTCTTGAACTCGCCGGCTACGACGGTCGCCGCATTCATATAGCCAAGGTTCAGCGACGGCGCCGCCGGGAGCGCGGGCGTCTCGCGCGCCATCAGTTGCCTATGTTTTAGCTTTTCGCTTCTGCGGCTCATTCCCTTTTTTTCAACCTAGCTTGATGTCCGCGCCGCCGTACCGTTGGCTTAGTTTCGCCTGATAGCCGTCGACCTCGCGTTGCATAAATTCGATTAAACGGTCGTAGTACTCGTCCTCTGTGAAGATGAGTTTCTCGAGTAGCAGCGACGCCAGTGCGGCGTGGTCACTCATTGCGGCGTTGACTCCGACCCGCAAGTGTTTGGGCGTCGTGTCAGTCGGATCGTTTTCCATTTCGTACGCGACCCCCGTTTGCATGGCGTGGCCTAGCGCCTTGTATTTGGCCCTTTTCTCTTCCAGTGTCATGACGGAATCACCCCCGTTTCAAAGTAACTACTGATTGCCTGGTCCAGCGTCACGCCGACGCGGTCGACCTGGCGCATGAGATCGTCGATCGGGTAAGACGGACCGATCAGCTCGATCTCCGGCAGCGGAGAGACGAACTGTCCCGGCTCAAAATCCGCCTCCATTTCAGCCACGGGTACCATCGCCGGGAATTCCGCGGCGGCGCGGGCTAGATCTCGCAGCATCACGCGCACGTCGTCCCGCTTGCTCTTCGATTTTGCGTTAGCCAAGTGATTGTTGAAGGTAGTGCCCATGAACAGGTCATAGGCTTTGAAGAGAGTTTTTGCGGTCATCCGCTCGGGCTTAACCAGGCCCCAGCAGATCGAGCCGTCCGCGTAAATGTTCGGCAGCGGCGCGCGGTAGATTTCCTGATAAGGCTGAAGCGTTTCCGTCTTGACCGCCCAGATCCAATAGCTCGTTGCGATGCCGAACCAGACCAGGCCGGGCAGCGGGACCCGAATGCGATCGATCTCGCTCGCCAGCGGTGGCACGGGCGTCCCGGCCGTGGGGTCAGCACCAGGGGCGGTGGCAACTTCGCGCGTCAACTCCAGCTCGTGAACTCGCGGCGGGATAAAGCCAACGGCCCACTCGCCGCGGATGCCGTTGCCCCAGCGCATTACTCCAGGCGGCAGCCACCCCGACTCGATCGGAATGCCGGTAAAGGCCTGGCGCACCTGCGCGGCCGAAATGAATCGCTCCACCAGCCCGCCAGCTTCGTTCGTCATGCAAAACACAAACTGGCCGTCGCGGAATTCAATTCGCGGGTTTTCCTTCGCGCTCTGAATCGGCGTTGTAAGGCTTGGCACTTCGGGCTTGCGTGCAAAAATAAGGGCTTCGTCAATCATGCTCTCACCATCTCCGTGTCCTGAATTTGCAGCCGGTCTTCCGCGTGCCATTCGCGCGTGGCCTCATCAATGTAAAGCCCTTCCGCACCGGCGGCGCCCTCTTTACTCGCAGCGTCGTTCCACAATTCAACCGCGCGCCTGATTCGCGCCGGCGGATCTTCATCGAACCATTTAGAGAGTTCGACAATCGCGTCCCCAAAGCGATTGGCGTCAACCATGGCAAGATGCAACTCCATGATTTTCTCGAGCGACCACTGGAAACCGAAAAAACCCACCTGCGGTAGATCCAGCCACGGGTTGCCGGTCTTGTAATTGATCATGTGAAAAGCGATCGGGAAGTAGCGCAGTGGCGAATCTTCGACGTGGCATGAATAGCTAAACAGCGACCAGCCGACGGCGGCCAGCGGTTTCGCCGGTGCCGGCTCTCTCGCTATTCCATGATTCAGGCACAACGCCGACCAGCCTTCCCCGCCGGCGCCGGTCATTCTCGCGAGCACCTGGGCAATCCGGAACGCCGATTCAATTTCCCAAAAGTGAAACTGGCCGCCGATCCAGGTGTGTCTCTGTATGCCGCGCATCGGAATGAAAGGGAGAAAGAATTGCGGCTCGCGCCGGATGTGGGTTTCGATGTCAACCGTCTCGCTCAGCAGCAGCGGAAAAAGGTTTGCGTCAACGAGTCGATAAAGTTCTTGCTCGCGCTGTGTCGAAAGATAAGGGCTGGTGGAGTTGGCCCACTCCTCCGGAAACGAAGCGCGATAGATTTCCATCGCGTTCAGTGCAACCCGGCACCGCTTGTCGTAAGACTCGCGATCTGTCAGCGCGACGTCGAGATACTCAGCAGCACCCAGCGGCGTACGCGTCCGGATGCGCCCGGCCAGATATAGCTTTGATTCGGTAAGGTTCATGCCGGGTACTGGCTCCACTCGCGCCCGTCGAGCAGGCGGCCCGCGGTTTTCTTTCCGACTCTTCGCATTTCAATCCCCGCCGGGACCGGGCCTCCATAAGTTTCAACTAAGCCGGTCTGAAAGGTGTGAGTTGGTGCGTTTGGCGAATCACCGAAGCCGAGGCGGGCCGTCTCTCCCCACTCGCCCCACTGTTTGAAGAAAAACGCGACACCGGCGCTCTTACATTGGTCACGAATTGACCGCGCCCAATCCGGGTGCATCGGTCTTGCGTGCGGGCCGGACTCGCCGCCAACTACGACCCAATCGAGACCGCGACAGCTCCCGTCATGAATTGTGCAGTTTGGGTCTTTGCAGCCGCCGACAAACTCGTCTAGGTCAACCGGCCCGAGCAGCGGCTCCGCGCTAATCCACCTCACCGCTGCTTGCGTGCTGAACAGTGTCCGGATTCGATCATCCGCAGTCTTTTGGTCTTCGACTGAAACGCCGAGCCATACGTTTGGGAGCGGCCACTTCCAACCGATCCGGTCTCGCCGCTTCACATCCAGCGCGCGGAACATTCGGCGCGGGCCGATGCCGCCGCCACGCTGGATCGCTTCAAACTGCCGGATTATGCCGTGGTCGCCTCGCGCCAAATAGGACTGCATTCGCTCCGGCCGCTTCGTAAGAATCTGAAACGTGTGCCAGTGAGCCAGCGCCATGATTCCGAAGATGTCAGTGATTTGCTGGTCGGGGACTTTCTCGTGAAACAAGTCGCTCATCGAGTTGACGAATATGCGATGAGGCTTTTTCAGTTGCAGCGGGTACTCGAGCAGTTCCGGAACGAAGCGCACGTCGCCGGTCCACGTTGGCCCATGTGCGCCAACTCGCGTCAGGCCTTCATACGCGCCGCCCGGCCGGTTTGACCGGTGGGCTTGGCGCATCGCGTAGCAGTTCCTGCAGCCCTCGGAAACAATGCTGCACCCGCGCACCGGGTTCCAGCTCGCCTCCGTCCATTCGATTTTTGATTTGCCGCCCATCCGTTTCAGAAACCTACTGGAACTTCCTTCGATGGCTGTGGGTACGAGTGGCCACAGTTCATTAGTGTCCGCTGAACCGCGCGTCCCTCGAGCTCGCCCGCTTCGATCGCGCGCTCCGCCTCGCCGGATTTGATTGATTGTTCGACTGTCGCGGCTTCGCCCAGGGCCTCAGCTTGCTGGAGCCGCACTGCTAGCGCGATCGCCGGGTTTACGAACTCGGGCGCCGCGCGCAGGGCGTCGATCACTTCCTTCATTTGCTTGTTCCTCAGGGAAAGGGGATTCCTTGAAAGCGGTGGCTATTGGCCGAATAGACTCGCGCCAGATACCGAACCGTTCGATCTCGGCTGAGAATCCTTCGAACTCGTGACCGCGGCTGGTGGGCAGACCGTTTTCATCCTGATCAATGTGCAGCAGCTCGTGAAACATGAGGGCGGCGAGGTTGATTCCCGCGCGGTCGCGGCAATGATCGGCAGCGAGCCAAACAACAAAATCAACCTTGCCGAAATAGAGCGTCAGTCCTGAAAGCTTCACACACTTTCCGAGCGTGGCCATGCCTGTCGACTTACCACCCGTGCGTTTCCACGCGAACTTAATTTTGAACTCGCCGGCAGCTTCGACTTCGTCACAATGCTCTATCAAGACATCCGCCAGAATTTGCGGCGCCGGGCCCTCGACATAATCCTGACTGAATTCGTCATCCTTCGGAACGGTGATCGCCTTGAGCGCCTTGTCGCGCGCGCTTTCGTATTCGCTCATAAAACCCCCTTCAGTTCCTACTATTCCAGACGCCAATCTGAAGCGACGCTCGGTACATACAGCCCGGGCAAAAGCCAATGGCACCGTTCTTAACCAGCCGATTCGAGATTTCATCAGCGACGCACTTCACTCCGCATAGCGCGCACCAAACGAAACCGGCACAGGTCTCGGGTACCACCGGGAACTCCGAAACGGGCCTGACTATGACAGCGGGTCGGAACATCTCAGCCTTTCGGTGTCGCTCGCTTAACTACCGTCGCCGACTTTCGTTCAGTTACCACCGCGGCCGCCGCCGGCTTATCGATCGTGATGTCCGCGTTCTCAATGTCCGGAATGTCAACCGCCAGCGCCATGCGAATCGCCTCGACGCCGGCGCCAATGATTTCATCCGGCACCGTGATTGATTTGTCGCCAACATGAACCAGGCCCATCACCGGCCTCCGTTCGCGATTGCCGAGCTGAAAGCCATCCGGGCGTCACTGAGTTTTCGCAGGGCGGCCGTCTTGCCCGGTCCGTCCGGAATAACGTCATAGATCGCTTCGACCAGGCTCACGAACACGGCATTGACCAGTTCGTATTTCGGCAGCGTCTCCCCGTTCGGTGCTTTGTAGCGGAACATTTCGATTGCTTCTTCTTTCGTTCTCATCATTTCCCCTTTCCGTTTAGCTGTTCGACAATTTGCGCGAGGACCATTTGCGGCATGCGCGGCAGTTCGTGCGTTGCCATCGTCTGCCGGGTCGCCTCGCTGCCAGGGCCACGACTAACCGAAACCGTCACGCCCGGCACCTTCGGGATAAAGATGAACTGAATGTAAAGCGGCTTACCGTTCAGCAGCTCCGCAATCGGTTTTTCTTTCTTGCCCTCGCCGATCATCCCAGGAGCCGGCCCGGCCGGCACAGGCGACCTCGCCGTACCGTCCTCGTTAACTCGCCGCTTGTCGGTCACCGCCGGCGCGCAAGAACTACACAGATCGTCTTCGACCCAATAGCACCCGCCCGGGCAGGGCTTGCTATCAGTGCAGCCGCACTTCCGGCATGGGTGCTTTCGCGTTTTCTTCCGCTGTTTGGCCTTGCCGATTTTGGCGGTCGATCTCGCGACGCCATCGGCGCCAACTCGCTTCGCCGGCCGGGCACTCAAAACGTTCTGAGTGGCCTTTCCCCGCTCGCCCTTTTCAGGCGGGACCAGATTCTCCGTCTCTCGGCGCAAGGCCGAAACGAACGGCTGCGAAACCTTTGCGCGACGCGCAATCACGCCGTCGCTCCAGCCGACCCATTCATCGTCAGCCAGAATCGTCCGGACAGCTTTCCGCTTGTCAGCGTTCGACCGGGGCAGGCCGTGTTCGGCGTTGGCGCCAATCGCAAACAGGGTTGCTTCGCGCACGCCACCCTTCCTCACGCTGGCCGGGATGCCGCCTTTCATTCCGGTCTTCTCGAACGCAGCGACGCGATGCCAGCCGTCAGCCAGCCAGTTCACTTTGCCATCGAAGAAAACAACGATCTCCGGAAAGCTCTCTATGCCGTCGCCTTCCTCCATCGCCTCGGCAAAGCGACTGACCGTTGCCTGGTCCAGCTTCTCGCGCATTTGCGTCGCCGGGTCCCGACGAATGTCTTTAATTTCCAGTCTCTTCATTTGGGCTCCTTCTTCGGGCTGCTACAGGTTGCTAAGTGGTTTGTGTAGAGATCGCTTCCGCGCTGGAGCGCGCGTTCGATCATTCCCGCCTCAAGCTTGAACGTCGTCATTTCGATTTCATCCAGCACGTACCGGCCGGTGACCGTATTCGGCTCCTCGTCGAGGGGCAGCGGGCGGCCGTTACATCTGGCCCACAGAATCGGCGCGGCGCAGCGCTTACATTTATCCTCGGCCCTCTGACGCTTACTCATAGGCGGTTTCAAAATTTGCGCTGCCCGTCAAGCGACCTAAGTAGGGCAGCGTCCCCGTCCCCTCACTGCGCCGGGAGATCCTTTGTAGCGTGGCGCTGGTCGCTGACGGGAAACTTTTTCAGTGCGCGCCGACTCGCCCTTCCAGCCATTCGGCGTACCGTGCTTCGACCTCTTCCGTGAAATAAGACAAGGAGCGAATTCTCATCTCCGGGCATTTGCTCGCGCGCCAACTCGCGGCGTCGTTCATCGTGCCGATCGGGATATGAAGCGGAATTCCTCGCTCCTGCCATTCGCTGATTAGCTCCAGATCGAGCGGTGACAGATCGAAGCCCGCGCCGCGCAGCTCAATAAATTTGTCGCCCACCTCGCCGGCATAAACTCCCTCACTAATCGATGGCATGGTCACAAGTCACCCGGCCGTCAGTCGTAAACGTGAAGTGCGCGCGGCGCGCGGTGTGCTTGAACAGGTAGCGCTTGGCCGTCTCCGGCGAAACGTCGAGTTCGTACGACGCCTCGCTCATTACCGCCCGCACCGTCCGCGGCCCCTCATCCACGATGAATCTGCAAATCAAATTTACGAAGGCGTCCTCGGCCGCCGAGTTGAATGCGTTCAGATCCGTGCGTTTTAGCTCCGCGAGCTCGGCCCGCTCTGAGGTCGACCGCCCCGGCGCCGGCGTAATTCGGTGGCGCGTGGCGCGCCGCCGGGGCCTTCTCAGAGTCGGAACGCTCATCCCACCCGCCGTAGGATTTGTGCCGGCACATAACCCGCTTCGGTTTTCTTCACCAGGCCGCGCGCTTGCAGCAGCTCGAGCGAGCGCGCAACCTCGCCGCGCGTGCCGCCGGTCATGCTTTCGATCTCAGCTTCGGTCCGCGACTCGCAAAGCACAGCTCGCAGCACGTCTTCCGCAACAATCGGTTCGCGGCGCTCGCTCCTGACTGATGGTTTTCGTTTGAAGTGCTGCATGATTTTGGTTCCCTAATCGACGTACTCGAATTCGATCCGCGTGACCATGGCCGCTAGCCCGTTGCCAGTGAGCGCGCAAAAGCGGGCTGCGAACTCGCGCGCTGAAAGTTTGGGGTAGCCCTCGAGGGCGGCGTCGTTCGGATACTCCATGATTGCGGCGACCGGCTCGCGCCTTGTCTTGACGATTCGAATGACTGCTAGCTTCTCCATCCGCTCGCCCTTCTTCAGCCCTTGCGCTTTGTCGACGGCCTGGACCAGGTCGCCGGCTTTGAGAAACGTCCACCCCGGGCGCCGCGTCACCGTCTTGGTGCGCGCGCGAATCTGCGCCGTCGTGAACTGAAAGGCCATGTTTCTCATCCTTGGGTGCCCTCCCCCACGGTTTCGCCCGTCTGACCTTCGTCTGCGGCCTGCTGTGCGCCCGTCGCACCGGCATTGAAAAGCTCGGGCTCCGCAACCTTGGCCGATTGCCTTCGGGCCCTCGTGAAACGCCGTCCACAGAGCCGGCAGGAAGTTCCTGCCTTGACCGCGCGGCGCTCCCGCTTGTCCGCGCTGCGGCAATCATCCGAGCAAAAGGTTGAACCGCGGGCAACGCGCTCAGGGGCGATCGGTTTCCGGTCGCGCACACAGAAGCGCTCTGGCGGTTTCACTTCCTGACGTGTTTTGCTTTTTGCTCGCACTTTGCTAACCCGCTAAAATTCGCATCACCGCCCAGATCGCGCCAACAATGAATCCACCGACCGCCAGTCCCTTGCCGCCCATCCAGCGGCAGTCAACACAGAATGGCAACCAGTGCTTTGGACAACTGACACCGCATTGTCGACACCTCATGACTTTGCCCTTCGTTTTTTCTTCTTGGAAAAAATCTCGCTCGCCTTAGCTACGTGATGCGATCGTAAGTACCGCGGCAGACTCGCCACATATATCGGCTCGAGATCCCCGTCCTTCCGCAGCTTGGCAATAGTCGGCACGCTCACCTGGAGGATCTCCGCGAATTGCTCTTCAGTCAGAAAATCATCGTTGCGGCGTTCAACCTCGAGGCGCGCCTGCCGGAGTTCTTCCTCCTGAACGCTAATCGCTGAGCGGGCGGATGCGAGTGCGTGAAGCACGGTTGATTCAGCCTCGGCGAGTTGCCTTCTGACGTCGGTAGTTTGTTCCTCGACTGTCACTTTCAATCTGTCCCGGTCCGAGGCGCGACGCTCAAATGCGGTCCACATCCCGAAATTGAGGGCCGCGCCTCTTTGCGGAAAACGATCGACGACTCCGGAGCCCGCCCAGGCCTGAAGAGCCGTCGACCGAACCAACGGGCCGGACACGTCAGCGGCAGCAAGCGTGTCCGCCCTATGGCAACTAACTCGCTCCCATATCGCCCGACCCGGCCGGGGCGACTTCGCCGCCGGCTTCGTCCGCGGCATCAACCTGAGAGTCCGGTATGTCATCTACCTTCCCGACCCGCACTCTCAGTTCTTCCAGCTCGCTGATTGCCTGCGCGACGAGCGGACTATCATGCGGCTCTTTCAAAGCCAGGATGATCGCGTCAATGCGCGATTCCATTTCGCCCTCAGCTTGCGCGAGGCCCCGCACGGCTGTAAGTAAATCTTCCTGTTGGTTTCCCATAGCTTCCTCCTTCCCTCGAGCGTCGAGCAGCAAAGTACGCAGCCCGCGAACGCCGGCCAAGACTGCCAGCAGCAAAACAAAATTGATGGCGTTAAGCAGTAGGCTCAGAATCGCGCACACTGCGACGGCCATAATGGCGAGCGCTTCCTTCAACGCGCGGCCGCCTCCTCGCTGTCTTTCCCCAGAGACTTCTCGACGTCCCGGTCCCCTACCAGCAGCGCACAGAGCCGGCCTTCCAGATCCGTTAGCGCGGCTGAATTCTCTGCCGCCAGCAGCCGGTACAGATCGGTCTTAGCCTTAGCTAGCTCTGCGCGGTTTTGTTTTTGAACACCCATTAGTTTTTCCTTTTAGGCCGCGGCCTCCGCAGCCATAGGCGCCGCCTTCAATAGCTCAATCAACTTCGCCGCGCCGCGTTCTATGCCGGCGTCATAATCAGCGGCACGAGCGGCAAGAGCGGCACGAGCGGCAAGAGCGGCAAGATCGGCACGAGCGGCAAGAGCGGCAAGATCGGCACGAGCGGCAAGAGCGGCAAGAGCGGCAAGATCGGCAAGAGCGGCACGAGCGGCAAGAGCGGCAAGATCGGCAAGAGCGGCAAGAGCGGCAAGAGCGGCACGAGCGGCAAGAGCGGCAAGATCGGCAAGAGCGGCAAGAGCGGCGTCCGGAGACTTCATGGCGTCCGCGACGGCGTTGATGTACCGCGTAATCGAAACCCGCTGCGCATCATTCGGCTTCAGTCCCTCGAGCAAGCCTTCTTTCGGATCCAGCCAGGCCCAGAGGAAAAAGTCGGCGACAATCGATGAGAGGTCCGCGCCGACCTGGATTGCGGTAAGGAAATCAACCGGCCAGTTCAGGGCGGTTTCGCCCGCGGGCAGCCATTCGAAAATCGTGTCCTCGACGCGCGCCAGGGCCTCAGGGATGCCGAGCTCGGTCTCATAGGCGTGATGGTCGCTTCCGTGAATGGTGCAACCGACCGCGCAACCTTTCCCGTTCTTCCAGTATCCGTAGCCCTGAACAATTTCATCCGCGGCGCGGTGTGCCATCACGCGCGCCAGGTATTTTTCCTTAATGGCGGGATCGCCGTGGAATGCCACTAATGCTGTCATTGGCTGCCTCCTCATTTTGTCTTGTTACGGGCCTTTCGCCCGTGTTACTATCGCGCCTGATACTATGCTCAAGCAACCGCGGCCTCTTCTATCCCAAAGCGCGCCTCATATTCGGCGCGCAGATTCCCGGCGACGGCGGTCCAGTTCGGCTCGCCGCCCCAGAGCGCCTCATACATCATGTTCAGATACAGGCAGAGTTTGACGCGCACCCGCTCGTTGCGACGGGCGCGCGAAATGGTTTCAGACAGCCGGCGATCGTTCTCGCCGATCTCCATTGCAACACCCTTGATGTCTTCGTTACGCAGGGCCACGAGGGCGCTGAGTTGGCTGGGCGGGATGCCCTGAGAATTTAATGTCTGCGGGGTCTGATTCATGTTATCGTGACGGCGACTGCGGAACTTCCCGCAGGTCGAGCGCGGCGCAGCATACGGAATTCCCGCAAGTCTGTCAAACTTCTGATGCGATAAAACCGAAGTTGAGCGAACCGAGTACATTCGGTCGGCGTTTGAGGCAGGCGTTCAAAGGCAAAAAGAATGCGGAAATAGCCAAGCTATTGAACGTCGGGAACTCTACGGTCACGGATTATATGAAGGGTACGAGTTACCCGACCGGCGATGGCTTTCTTAGAATTGCGGGAATAACGAAGTGCAGCCTTCATTGGTTGCTGACCGGCGAAGGCGAAGCGGACCTCGATCCCCTTCGATTCCTGGATGACCGCAGCCGCAGCGTCGTCGAACGCCTGGCGTCGATCGCTCGCCAGAGCCCGGAGGAGATGCTAGCCGACCTCACAGTCGAGGCTCTCACCCGCCGCGCGGCCGAGATGCTGGAAAATTACCGGCAGCTCGACGGCGCGCAGATTGACCAACTCCACGCCATCATGTCTCTGATTGATTCCCCGGAAGATGAGGCGGCGGCCGGCAACACTCGCCGCGCCAGCCGGTAGGTTTACTTCTTGACGATCATGCTGCGGTGCCGCGGGCGGCGGTTGGAAGCCGGCCGCAGTTCCTGATGCCTGGTCTTCAGGATGAAGGACATAGCCTGCTGACTCTCGCCGAGCCGCACGCCGGCCGCCGTGACATTGCCGCCGGTCTCCTGCAGCGCCGCGCGAATTACGCTGGCTTCGAACGTGAGGCGCGCATGGTCCAGCGTCGCGTGGCCACTCAAGCATACCTCACCCGCCAACTCGCTAATCATCTCGAGCGCAATCTCGCTCGCCTGCCGGCTGCCCAGCCGATCGCCGGCCAGTGTGTACGCGCGAACATAAACCGTCAGGGCTGATTGGTCCTTTAGCCGCGCCAATGTCCGCGCATGGGTGACGAGGGATCGGCAGAGCAGCGCGTGTTCGTCGCCGGCTTCGAAAATCTCCACCGAGCGGCGCGCGGCCGCTTCGGCTTCGGCAAAGTTTTCTTCCTCGAGATAGCAGAGAGCGCGCGAGTCGCTCAGGTGTCCGCGGTGAAGTTCATCACTGACACTGCGCGCAAGACGTTCCGCGCGGTGCAGCTCCAGATGCGCCGCCGAAAAGTTCCGCGCCTTTCGATAGAGGTTGGCCAGATTGTTAATGGCCAGGATCCGCCCGATCGTATACCCCGCCTGTTCGAAGTGATGAATGGCCGCCGTGATTTCGATAATCGCCGCATCGATCGCGCCCAGGTTCTCGAGCGCGTTTTCCAGCGCGGTGTAGTAGTGGCCCTTTAGCAGATCGCCGGGAGTGTGAGTGACCGGCGCCGCCATTTTTCGTAAGCGCGCCAGGGCCTCCGCATTGCGCCCGTCGTTGATTTCAACGATCGCGAGAATTAGCTGCAGACAAATCCACAGTTCATTCTTCGACGGGCCGAGTCGCTCGAGCGCGGCCGTTGCGATGGCGCGCGCCTCAGGGAGTGAGCCTTCGCGCCAGTAACACAACGCCAGTGATTTCTGCGCCCGGCCCCAGCCGGCTAGATCTCGCGCGGATTCAAAGCGCGCCGCCGCTTCGCTTAGCAGGTCCTTTGCTCTTTCCTGCCAGCCCTCGATCTGTTTCTTACTTCCCAGCCAGGCAGTCAGGCTTCCCGCGCGGGTAAGGAGCTCGCCGGCAACGTGGTCAGGGAGGCTATTGACATCCGGCCGGGTGCCCGGCCCGCTCCAGAAAGGCGCGAGCAACTCACAGGCCTCCTCGTACTCGCCGATCTCCTCACGCGCTTTTGCCGCATGACAACACGTCTCGATCCGCGCCGAGGCTTTCTGGGGAAAGGTGAGAACTGATGGGCCGGCCAAAGTTTTTGACTCCGCTAGTCTTTGACGCGTAACAAGAAAACTTGTGCTTTGAAATTGCCCGTTCTATCATCCGCGCCACAACGAGGAGAACGCGCAATGAAAAAACTTTTAGCAACTCTAGTCATCCTGACCGCACTTGCAGCACCCTGCTTGGCTGACTGCACCGACCCGGGCCAGACCAATTCACCCCCGGGGCCTGGACCCCAATGCTCGATTGCGACAACGAACCCAGACGATCCCGGCGACGCGCTGACCCTACCAGTCAGCGAGGTCAAGGCTGAGGTTGGTTTTGATGGTGTAGTCAGGAGCATCATCCTGCTAGCGATTTCCGTTTGGTAAGCGGGCGATTAGTCACCGCGGTCAAAATAAAACACGCTGTGGTAAAAAAGTTCGTGCCGATGGGCGATGAGCAAATCGGCGTGTGTCCGGAGCGCCGTCTGAAGCTGGGGCGGGGTTGAAAATACCACAACTCGCCCGAGTAGCAACAACTTTTGCGGGCTTCGGCCGCGACCGCCTCACAAGAAAACTTGTTATTGCTCCGGGGCGGAAGCTCGGCTATACTAACGGGCGTGATAGTATCCGTCAAGCTACTGTTGCGCGCGTGAGGGTTTTTGCGTATAGTGCGCGCCCAAATGGCACACAACCGCTGGCGGTTCGGAATCCGGGAGAAATTCATCGCGAAGGGGCTGAACACGGGTTACAAAATCCAAAAGGAAATGAACAAGGCAAACCCAGCCGACGCGATGCGACTCCTCAACGCGGACCGAAAACAAATCACTATCGATACCATCAACGAACTTTGCGAATTCTTTGGCTGCGCGCCCGGCGATCTGTTCGTCGCCGACAAGCCCAAGTCGAAGAAGTAACCGGAGGTCAATCTGATGCCACGAGGATTCAAAGACGGTAGTGTCCGTGAGACGCAGCCGGGCCGCTGGGTCGTGCGCCGGCGTTACACCAACCTGAAGGGCGAACAAAAAGAAAAGAAGCGCATCGCTTTTTCTGCCACTGAAGCTGTTCGCCTGAAGCGCAAAATCGATCGTGACATAGAAAGCGAACTCGCCGGGGCCGCGCCGACGGTCGCCCGTGCACGTAGTTTCTCCGACCTGGTGACGTTTTGCCGCCAGCGGGAAGTCGCGCCGGCCGAGTACTCAGGCGAAACAAAGATCGCCGGAATGAGATCGTGGAAGTCGGCAGAGAGTTATCTAAAAACCCTCGGGGCTTTCTTCGGCCCGATGTCGATAGCGGCAATCACCTATGACGATCTGCTGGATTACAAGCGCGAGCGGCTGAAAGGTAAAACTGAGCGCGGCGGGCGGCGATCGATCGCGTCGGTCAACCGAGAGTTGACACTCCTGCGCAAACTCTTCTTCGTCGCCCTTCGTGAGCGATGGATTACTGAACATCCTTTTCACCGCGGCGCCCCGCTGATTCAGAACGCGGACGAGGTTGAGCGGATGCGAATTCTCACCTTCGACGAGGAGGAGAAGCTGCTCACCGTTTGTACGGGAATGCGCGCGCACCTTCGACTGCAACTGATCTTCGCTCTCGAGACAGGAATGCGCCAGAACGAACAATTGACGCTCACCCTCTCGGACATAGACCTCGAGGACGGGATCATTGAACTCCGGGCGTTCAACTCTAAGACCGCCCGGCGGCGCGTCATTCCGATCTTCGGCCGTCTCGCGCGGGAGCTACAGATCGAACTCGGCGGGTTGGCTCGCAGGAATGCGAAGCCGGAAGATCTTCTGTTCGGAACCGGCAAACCGCGCCAGGCTTTCACCAGGGCGTGCGAGCTGGCCGGGATCGAAGGGCTCCGCTGGCATGACCTGCGGCACACGGCCATCACGCGAATGCTTCACACCTACGGTCTGCAGTCGGCTGAGGTGATGAAGATCTCCGGACATACGAATCTCAAAACGTTTTTGAGATACGTGAACATCGACCGCGAAGTCGCCCGATCGATAGCCGCTCGAGTCGACGCGGCAAGGGCCGTGCCTCAACCGGTGCCGTCAATCATTCCGGCCGCTGAAGCCCCGGAGATATTCGACATGGGTGACATTGGGGAGGCGGGGTAG